GCCTGCCACGAGGATGTCGGCTTCGCTCCATACAATCAAGTCGATCGTCAACGGACTCCAGTCCTCGGCAGGCTTAGCACTACACCGCAGCCACCATGCCTGGTACTCCCTCAGTTTCCGCATATTCCCCATCACGTACCCGGGCATCTCTTGATCCACCTCCATGAGAGACTTGCCCTGCTGTATCATCGCGCTAGCAACAGCTGACTTCGAGCTCTGCTTCGCCCACAGCGTCTTTACCATCTCGTCAGCTTCACAGTTCAGCCCTCGGTAGCTCTCCTTAGTACAATACTTTGCAGCATGCTTCAAGGACCGCACCGCCGCGTAGTTACCATGCTTACCATTCGTCAGCCCATCCAGTAGCCCATAACCGCGAAAACACTTCCGTTGGAGCAACACAAGCACCGCGTGAAGGTGCAGGCTACCATCTTCGTGATGCTCCTGACAGATGATTCCCCACTCCAAGTTTGAACCGAAAAGCGCGCGAATGTTCTCCTCGAAATGATCCAACGAATAGTCACACTTAGGATACGTAAGGAACAAAAATTTCGATTGCAGTCGGAAACCAAGTCCCCTAGGCCTTACATCGGCTCCCCTAGCCAAATCGGGGTCAGACATAGGAAACACGACTTCACTGGGTGACTCGTACGACTCAACTGGGCGCTTGTAATATTATAAGCGCCCAGCTGACTTGGCTGACTGGCTCACTCCCGCGCATAAACAACTAGTCAGCGAGCGAGCCAAGAAAACTCGTCATCAGCTAACGGTGTGTGATAGATTTACCCCGGGAAGACCGAGCCCGCTCAGCGACCAACCTTCGCGGCTCAATTCTCCCAGTCTCTACTTCCATTACCACGATGTCAAGACGTCCACTCAAAAGACGCCGCACTGCTCTCGTTGTCCAAACTCGCCAGGTACGCCCGATTGACAAGGAACTGAAGTACGTCGCGCAGACCGCCACCACCTCCGAAACTACCACAACGTTGAAGACTACCACCTTCCCGTGCACTGTCGTAGGCTTAAGATGGAATATGCAAGTCATATCTGCCGTTGGAACCGCTGATACACGTGTCCAATGGGCCGTCGTAGTCGTGCGGGATGGACTAGCAGCATCGGCCTTTGGCGTCTCGAACGGAGCCGATTTCTATACTCCTGAACAGCAGGTGCTCGCCTTTGGGATCGCAGCAGTACGAGACAATGACGTGGGATCGGGACCAGCTATTATGCCCATCGAAGGAAGTACCAAGACCATGAGGAAGCTGAAGCAAGGGGACCTACTGCAGTTCCAGACGCTAGCGAGCACCGCCAATGGAGCGCTAGTTCATGGGATTATCCAGTTCTTCTGTAAGTCGTAGGTCGAGTTGTACGCCAAGTACTAATCATATTGGTGAGTGTTGAGCCTGTTATGCTAGTAGCACTGCTGGTGTGACATAGGCCCATACGAGCGTGGCTGGGCGGCAGGCCTGACGGCCGTTAATAGAGACTGTGAGCTTGTTACGTGCATACAAGTTTACAGTAGCTTCAACTGCTGCTTCGCCTCCACACAAAGCAAGCGAGCGCGGAGAGCATCGAGCCTACCAGAGTCCCTCGCCATCACTCCCGAATATGCCTCCTCCAGACTGTAATTCGATAGGATCATCACAGGAGGGTTCGTATTCTTGGTAGTCTGAGAGCCCTTCACCCGTATACTCATAGGGGCTCCCTCCAGAAAAGAGTTCATCCACCATATCGCCTTCTGACCCTTGAACTCGTCGATCACCACAAGGTCGTACTGGTTGTCCTCCCACTCGTCGTAGAAGTCTTCCATGGGAGTCACATACACCCGACAGAATCGCCGCAGCCTGAGAGCAAGGGTGGTCTTGCCAACGCCCGGGGGTCCATGAAGGTAGAGCTGCTTCTTCTTGAACTTCCGGGCTACAAAGAGGTTGCCGTTCAGCCAGCCTGCCACGAGGATGTCGGCTTCGCTCCATACAATCAAGTCGATCGTCAACGGACTCCAGTCCTCGGCAGGCTTAGCACTACACCGCAGCCACCATGCCTGGTACTCCCTCAGTTTCCGCATATTCCCCATCACGTACCCGGG